CGGGTGGGTGGCGGCGGCAGCCATGGCCACAACGTCCAGAAGCGGCCAGAAGATCACCGTCCGCCGTCCTTCTTCCATCGTAGACACGCCTGCGGACGATATGGTGTATACGATATCGCCGGGCGGCAGTATCGATTCAATCACCAACACAGCCGCGAACGTATTCTTTGCACAGGGCGTGTGCAAGGCTTTTGTATCGGTTAACGGCGGAACTGCGATACAGGTTGCCTCGGTCACAAAGACCAAAACACAGACCATCAATGTCGGTCAGTAGGAAAGGAGATAAAGATCATGACGCTTGTACAGACTTTGATTTATGCAAAAACATGTGTGGAGGCGCTGCAAATTCCCTCTACGAAACAAAATCTCGAGAACGCGATGCGAGCAATCGCGCTCATTGAAGGTGCGGTCGAAGCGCTTCAGAAAACGGAAGGAAAGGAGGATGAAAAATGTACGCAGTCGTAAAAGAGAAAGAGATTCCGGTAAACTGGATGTGGCTTTTTGAGGCTTCCGGACAGCTGACATTCGAAGTGACGGACGCGCGCCCGGTTTCGGAGATCGCGGCTGACTTTGAAAACGCGCCCGTCATCGAAAGAAAGAGCGCAGAGGAAGGCGACAGAACCTACACGGGATACACTTCGATCAAGCGGATTCTCGCAGAAAAGACGGAAAAAGGCAGAACCGTTCAGATCACGCTTGTAAAGGAGGAATAATGTGGAAACGGTCAAAATGCGGGTGACAAATCCGACCGCTATATCCATCGGACGAGTGACGGAGAACCTTGTAAAGCTTGTCGAGATCGACATATCCGAATGGCGAACGGCTTTTCCGTATCTTGAAAACTATTCGGTGATCGTGAAAAACCCGGACGGAGCATCTTATCCGGCTGTCACGGAAACAGACGGCGACAAGCTTCTCTGGACCATCACGGCAAGCGACACGGGGAAAGCCGGAAAAGGCTTTTTCCAGATCTCGGCGCAGGGCGAAAACGGAGAAAAGAAGCTCAGCGCGCCGCAAAGCTTCACGATAAATGCGGTTCTTCCCGCGTTCACGCAGGAGGAGCCGCCGGAAGCGCTGAAAGGCTATGTCGATAAAATCTTATCGGCGGCAGATCGAGCGGAAAATGCGGCAAAAACCGCCATCAATCCCCCGATCATCGGCGAAAACGGCAACTGGTTTCTTTTCGACTTTGAAAAAGGGGAATACACGGACAGCGGATTTCCGTCCGTAGGAATCGGCCCGAAAGGCGACAAAGGCGATAAAGGCGACCAGGGAGACAACGGATACACGCCCGTTAAAGGCACGGACTATTTCACGACCGATGAAAAAGACGAGCTGGTCGATGAAGTACTCGGACGCATGGATGTCGTGGAAGACAGCGGATGGGTAACAATGCAGCTGGTGAACGCCATAGCGCAAGAGACTCCGAAGTACAGAAAAATCGGGAACAGAGTCAATATAGCGGGCTCCTTCAAGCTCACAAGCGAGCTTGGGACTTCTGCTACAAGAACGATTTACACTCTTCCTGAAGGATTCCACCCGTCTTATACGGTCCGCGTACCGATCAACGTGGGAACAGGGCATGCGGCGATACAGGTGTACACCAACGGATCAATCATCGTATATAATCTATATACCGAAAAGATCACGACTTCTCCGCAGCTTTTTATCTGTCTGGACTTTCTGACAGACTGAGAGAGGAGGAAAGTATGAGTATAAAAGTACCGATATCCTCTTTCCTTTCGGAGCTGCGCGCAGCATATCAGCGGAAAGACGGCTATATCATGGGTGCAACCGGGCAGGAACCGAAGAAATGGGCGACGGATTCATATTGGTTTACGCAGTACAACGCAAAAAAAGATCAGAAAGCCAAAGCGCTTTACTGGCGCGAAAACGCCGCTCGCGTGTGGGACTGCCAAGGTCTTCCGGAAGGAATCTACAAAGATTTTACCGGAAAAGATGTAAACACAAAAGCCAGATACAACTACTCCTCGTGGTGCGATCCAAAAGGCACGGGTATGATTCCTAAGGGAATGCGAGTGCCGGGAGCGGCGGTATTCTGGGGAAAAACGGCCGATACCATCGTGCACGTCGCATTTCTCGATGCACCCGTGGATCCCGAGAAGCCAGAAGGCGACTGGTTTATGATCGAGGCGCGCGGCGTTCTCTACGGTGTCGTACGCACGCGCCTTCTGAGCCGCTCTCCTGCATTCTGGGGCCTCATGACCAAATACTTCGATTACGGAAACGACGCAGCGGAGATCGTATTATCGCGCGGAATGATGGATTCCGAAGCGGTCAAGCAGATGCAGAAGGATATGATCGAGCTCGGCTATTCTCTCGGCGCCTACGGAGCGGATGGCGACTTCGGCGAAGCCACAGAAAAAGCCCTGAAAGCCTTCCAGCACGATCACGATCTTTCCGAGACCGGCGTCTACGATGCGAAAACCCGGGAAAAGCTTTCCGCGCTTCTCGCCGTACCAAAGATCACGCCGCCGGAATCGAATGCGCTCACGGTCAAGGGCGGGACGTGGAACATAAGAACCGGACCCGGCACGGGTTATCCGACTGCGGAGGTCGTTAAAGGCGGCGACAAGCTCACGCCCATCGACATAGGCACATGGCAGCCGATCCTTAAAAACGGTCAAATTCTTTACATCAGCAAAAATGCAATAAAGGAGAATGGACAATGAAAAACTGGATTCTTACCGTGTGCGGAGCTGTCGGCTCCGCAGTCGCCGCAGCCTTCGGCGGCTGGACGGCAGCGCTCACGACACTTGTGATCTTCATGGGCGTTGATTACCTCACCGGCTTCATAGTTGCCGGAGTATTTCATGCGTCGCCCAAGAGCGAAACGGGCGCGCTCGAATCACGCGCAGGATTTAAAGGTCTCTGCAGAAAAGGCCTGATCCTCGTCCTCGTCCTGATCAGCCACCGCCTCGACATGATCTTCGGCGGCAATTACATCAAAGACGGCGTCTGCATTGCTTTTATCGCCAATGAGCTCATATCGATTGTTGAAAACGCCGGTCTCATGGGCGTGCCCATCCCGAAGATCATCACAAAAGCAATTGACATGCTGCATAAGCAATCAGAGCCGGGAGAAGAAAAAGAAAAATCCGAACCCGAAGAAGACGAAGACGCCGAAATCTAAGCGGCGGAAAGGGGGAGTGCAGCGCAACAAAAGCATACTTTTCGGATCTCGACGCAAAAGGCGTCGAAAACCTGATCGAACGCGCATGTCTGAACGAAACGGATCGAAAAATCGCAAGAATGCGAATCATTCATCAGATGGAACTTGTGGACATAGGGGTCGTAGAAGATATTTCTCTTTCAAGATCTGCAGTCGGCAAAAGATTGCACAGGATCATTCTGCCGGAACTTTCCCGGATTCGCACCATTTGTCCCGCACATGTCCCCTAATATTCCCCGCGAAAATCCTATAACACATAAAATAAGCACGTAATCAAGCGTTACGTGCTTATTTTTTTATGGAGGTGGCAGCATGAACACTTATCAGTCCTCATTCCAGCAGCCTTACAGATTCCAAGGGAATTTCCAGCCGGCGTATCAGCAGCCGGTATACGCACAGCCGCAGACTTTTGCACCATCGCCGCAGCCTTACCAGCAAGACGGCACGATTCCTGCGCGTTTCGTATCCAGCAGGGAAGAAGTCGTGGTCTCAAACGTTTTTCCGGGTCTTCCTTACGTATTCTACGACCGCGCACACAGCGTGGTCTACGTAAAAGCCATAGACCCAGTCACAGGCGCGGCGGAGTTGCGAACATTCCCGGAGGAAACGCAGAGCGCGCCGGAAACAAAGCAAACGCCGGCATATGTAACACTGGAAGCATTCAGCGCATATCGGGCGCAGATCGAAAAACAGCTTGCAGCGATAAAATCTACGGAAAGAAAGGATGTGGATCTGAATGTTTGATCCTCGGCAAATCATGCAGGCGCTTATAAAAAGCGCAAATCCGAGCCAAATGCTCATGCAGATGGCGCAGCAGCATCCTGCGATCCGGCAAGCAATGAACGCTGTCAACGGGAAAACGCCGGATCAGATCCGCGAAATGGCCTATTCCATCGCGAACCAGCGAGGGATAAACCTCGATACATTTCTTCGCGAGCTCGGCGTAAAAGCGCCGGATAAATAAGCTATCAAGGCGGCAGGGCCCGCCGCTTCGATAAATAAATAACAGGAGGTTTTTACATGGAAAACGATCTTCTCTCCGGATATCTTATGGGTCAGAGTGAAAACAACAACAATGGTGACCTTTTCGGCGGCGGTGGTTGGGGCGGCCTGCTCGGCCTGATTGTCGTGGCCAGTCTCTTCGGCGGCGGTCTCGGTGGTTGGGGCGGCTTCGGAGGCGGCGGTGCAGGTCTTCAGGGCATCGCTACCCGTGCTGATATCAACTCCGGCTTCCAGTTCAACGATTTGCAGAACGGCATTCGCGGCATCGAGCGCGGCCTGTGTGACGGTTTTTACAGCGTCCAGAACGGCCTGAACACCATCGGTCACCAGATCTCAGATTGCTGCTGCGCGACCCAGAGAGCGATCGACAGCGTGAACTTCAACATCTTGACGCAGACGAATGCACTCCAGAATACGATATGCAGCAACACCCGCGACATCATCGATGTGCAGAACGCCGGTACGCGCGCGATCCTCGACTTCCTCACGCAGGACAAGATCGCTACGCTCACAGCCGAAAACCAGTCTCTCAAATTCGCCGCATCGCAGTCGGTGCAGAACGCGTTTATCACGGCGAATCAGGAGGCGCAGACGGCAGAGCTCATCCGCCGTCTCGGCCGTGACTGCCCGGTTCCCGCGTATGTCGTGCCGAACCCTAACTGCTGCTACGGAAACCCCGTAGGCGTCGGATATAACGGATCCTGCGGCTGCGCAAACGGTTATACGCAGTAATATCAGAAAAAATGAGCGGGGCGGCGAAAGCCGCCCTCACTTGAAAGGAGTGATTGAATGAACTGCTTCAAAATCCTGCGAATCGATCCGAGAAGCGTGGCGGCAACTGCGATCACATTTGCGGCAGAGACGCTCACAATCAACATCCCGCAGAAAACATACAACACGGGCGGAGTCTACTTTTTAAGGCTCACGGACCCGATTCCGGAAGAAACCACAATAAACGCACCTGTCGTGATCACGATCGGTGCCGGCACAGAAACATACCCGCTTTTGTCGAAGAGCGGAGGTCAGGTCACCGCCGCAAGTCTCAGGAGCGGATACAGCTATCCGGTCAAGGTTGTGTCAAACGGCACAGGAGCGTTCAAGGTTCTCGACTGGCTCTG